CATGCGTTTACTCTGAGAGCAGTTTGAAAGGGCCGTAGGGGGCTAATTGATATGACAAAGCCACGCCAGCCGCGCTACAAGCAGATATTCGAACACGACGAGGACATGCAGGCGACCGCTGTTTCTAAGTGGTCGGAGGCGATTGCGCACCTAACGGAAAACAACTGGGTGACTGATGGTAGGGTTGCTGTCGCGGACCGATACGCGCGCGCCTATGCCGAATATGAAAACCTCTATCCGATTGCTGTGAAGGAAGGCCCGGTGAAGACCGGACCGAACGGCGGCGATGTTTTTAACTTCAACTGGTCTACGGTTGAAAAGCTAAACGAGCGAATCGCAAAGTTGGAAGCAAAGTTGAAGATCGACCCTGCCGAGAATGCGGACGGCAGGCCAATGGCGACCAAGCCAACGGCGGCGGATAGCTACCTTGACTGACCGCACCACGCAGTACGCTAAGGACGTGGAAAGCGGAAAGATTGTTGCTGGTGAGTTCGTGAGACTTGCGGCGGCGCGTCACTTAAAGGACTTGAAGGACGGACACGCGCGCGGCCTGTCCTGGGACCAAGGCGCGGCGGATCGGGCGATTGATTTCTTTCCGGCGGTTTTAAGCATTACCGAGGGCGTGAAGGTTGGAGCGCCGTTTGATCTGTTGCCGTGGCATGTGTTTGTCGTCGGCAGCATCTACGGCTGGCGGGATAGGGGCGGGAACAGGCGGTTTCGGTTTGTTTGGCTAGAGACAGGTAAAGGACAAGCCAAGTCGCCACTGATGGGTGGCCTTGGGATTTACGAGATCGCGGGGCAGAAGCGCCAGCGCGCCGAGGTCTACGCCATCGCAGAGGACCGCAAGACGGCGGGCGTAATGTTTCGGGACGCGGTTGCGATGTGTCGCAGCCCTATTCCCGGAAAGGATGACGAGACGTTAGAGAGTTCTGGGCGGCTGGTCATTCGTGGCTTTGGCGACAACGCGTGGAAGATTGAACACACGAAAAGCAGTTCTAAGTTTGAGCCTGTCGCAAACAGCGACGTGATATCCGGCCCGAAGCCTTCCTTGGTTCTTGGCGACGAAATACACGAGATGAAAACTAACAAGGCCATTTCGATTTGGCGCGCTGCAATCGCAAAGATGAGCGGCGACCCTATGATGGTTCTGGGGACGAACACCCCGTCAGTAGATCAACAAGTCGGGACAACCTACAGCGAGTATTTCCAGCGGGTTTTGCGCGGAGAAAACACGGACGATAGCGCGTTCGCCTACATCGCAAGGACAGATAAAGGTGACGACCCGTTCAATGATGAAAGTTGCTGGATCAAATCGTTGCCTGCTTTGGGGATTACCTACCCGGTCGAGAACATTCGCAAGGAAGTTCAGACGGCGCGGGATATGATTTCAACGGCGCTAACGACCAAGCGCCTATTCTTCGGCATCCCGGTTGGCACTGCTGGTTTTTGGATCGACGAGGCCGCGTGGTCTAAGATTCAAGGCCATGTGGACGAGGAAGCGATGCGAGGGCGGCGTCTTCACCTTGCGTTAGACCTTGCGGACAAGAACGACCTGACCGCGCTTTCGGGCTGCTGGGAGGGCAAAAATCTAGCTGTAAAAAGCTGGTACTGGACAAGGGAAACCAACATTGCGGATCGGTCCACGGCGGATCAGATACCGTATCGCGAAATTGAAGCGGCGGGGCAAATCACTGTCACGCCAACGCCAACGATTGATTTTGAATTTGTCGCGGCCCAAGTGCAGGCGCTTTGTGCAAAGCACGAGGTAGCGCAGTTGGTTTTCGACATTACGAAAATTGATGATTTTATCAAGGCTTGTGGCAAGATCGGGTTCGACGTTTGGCGCTACGCTGGGCCTGACGAACCCGCCGGGGTTGGTTTGAAGCTGGTCGCACACGCGCAGGGTCCACGGGTTCTTTTCGAAGGCAAACAGCTTTGTATGCCCGTTTCGATCCGACACTTTGAAGACCACATTCTCAAGGGAACCATTGTGGTTGACCGGAGCCGACTGACTGACATTTGCGCGTCTAACGCGGTGATCGTCTCTGACGCTCAAAAGAACAAGTTTTACGACAAGAACAAAAGCCGAGGCCGGATTGACGGGCTTGTGACAATTGCAATGTCGGTCGGGTCTGCGACCTCTGACATGGAACACGAAGGCCCGTCCGTCTATGAGACACGCGGCCTGCTGGCCTTATAAGGGGTGCGAATGGGTATCTTAGACATATTCCGTCGCACTGAATCGACGGGTAAAACAGACGTGCGGGCTGCGGCGGGGGAAGGCGCGATCTTTTCCGGCTTTGATGATCCGGCGTTTTATCAGTTCATGCGGAACGGTGGCGGAAGCCAGACGGAATCCGGGGCCAACATCACCGCAAAGACGGCGATGAAGAACACGACCATTTTGCGCTGCGTTTCGCTGATTGCGTTTAGCATTGGGATGTTGCCGCTGCACTTGCAGCACAAGGACGACAAGACCAACGCAAAAGAGCATCCTTTGTTTCGGGTGCTACACCGCAAACCTAACGCATGGCAGACAGCCTTCGAATTCCGCAGCCTAATGCAGCAGCGCGCCCTAACCGACGGTGACGCCTTCGCGCTTATAGTGCGCAGTGGGTCGCGGGTAACGCAGCTAGTTCCGCTTGATGGGTCGCGGGTGCAGGTAACACAGCGCAGCGATTGGGCGCTTGAATACACGGTCAACAGGGGCAGCAACGGGGCGCAGGTTTTCCAGCAATCCGATATCTTTCATCTACGTTATGGCCTGTCTGACGATGGGTTCACGGGGCTGTCACTGGTTAAACAGGCGGCAGAGGCTATCGGGCTTGCGCTACAGTCAGAGAAATCAGCGGCGCGCATGTTCCGAAATGGCATGATTATCGGCGGGGCGTTGAAGCATCCCGGCAAGCTATCGCCCGAAGCATACGAACGCCTCAAGTCCAGCATGAATGATGATGCTGGTGCCGAGAATGCCCACAAGTGGAAGATCCTCGAAGAGGGCATGGAGTTGGAGCCGAACACACAAACGGGTGTGCAGGCGCAGGCGCTTGAACAGCGCAAGCATCAGATCGAAGAGACAGCGCGACCTTTCGGAGTGCCGCGTCCCCTTCTTGGCGTTGATGACACGTCATGGGGTTCCGGCATCGACGTGCTGGGACAGTTCTTTGTTCGATACGGCCTGAATCCTTGGTTTGAGGCATGGCAGCAAGCGATTGAACGGTCGCTTTTGAGTGACGCCGATGCCGATGTTTATGAAGTGAAGTTCAACGCGGCGGCGCTGATGCGTGGATCGATGAAAGATCAGGCGGAATTTTTCGCCAAAGGGCTTGGGTCTGGTGGTCATACACCTTGGCTGCATCCCGATGAGCCGCGGGATTGGTTGGACCTGCCGCGCCGCGACGACCTACCGCCCGCGATGGGACAACAACAGACAGGAGGCCCAAATGAGCCTGCGTAAATTACCAGAAATTAAATCGTTCAAAGCCTTATCCAATATGGAATGGCAACCGCGAACCGATGTTGTGGACCGTTGGAACGCGGGCATCCATGCTGCGACCAGTGACGAAGCATCAATCTCTATTCTTGGCGAGATCGGCGGCGGCGACTTTGGCGACGGTATCACGTCCAAGCGCATTGCCGGGGCGTTGCGTTCTATCGGTGAGCGCGAGGTTCGCGTTGACATCAACAGCCCCGGCGGCGACTTCTTTGAGGGTGTGGCGATCTACAACATGCTGCGGGAACACAAAGCTAAGGTCACGGTCAACGTGCTTGGCTTGGCTGCATCTGCGGCCTCCATCATTGCGATGGCGGGTGACGATATCCGCATGGCTAAGACAGGTTTTCTAATGATCCACAACGCGTGGGGCATAACGATTGGCAACCGTCACGACATGCAAGCGTCTGCGGGTATGATGGAGCCGTTTGATCGGGCAATGCGCGACCTGTACGCAGAACGATCTGGCCTGAAAACAGATGATATTGAGGCATGGATGGACGCTGAAACCTTCTTCACTGGCGAGGATGCTGTGAAAAATGGGCTTGCAGACGGATATCTATCGCAATCCGAAATTGAACAAGACGAAGACAACGGCAAGAAGGCGTCTGCCATTGCCAAGATTGAGGCCAGTATGGCCGCACAAGGACTGTCCC